AAAAAAAAAAGAAACCTTCGGGTCTCTTTTTTAACTTTCTTACTTAGTACTAAAAATTGGTATCAAATGACCGCACATACAATACATCACCCTTTTCATCATATACACGATCTTTCAATGATGGGGATACTAAATCTTTACGATTTGGGTTATTTTCACGTATAATACGAGATACGATATACATCGTACCATCTCTAGGTGCTGGTAAAGATTCAGTATCGCCTTGATTAATCTTATTTAATACAACCTCAATACCATCTACCTTGATACTACCAGCATTGGAAATTGTGCTATTTATTCTAGCTACAACTCCTATCTTTCGGTAGATAACTGTCTGACCATTAGGGTCTTCATAACCCACTCCATGTGGGCATAAATTTAAGAATCTCATTTTGATTATCCTTTCTATATAATGATTATGATTATCTATAGTAATAATATATATTTATAGTATGAGTAAAAGACGAAAAAAGAAGAATATGGTTTCCCATATTCTTCTTACTAATGTGATTAATAACCACCGCCAGAATCTCCTTCATTTGGAGCTAGTTTAAGGAGGTCATCAGATTGTAATTCAGCTTTAAAGTCAAGTTTAAGTTTCTTGATATCTTCATCCAATTCTTCAAAGTCAAGTACACCTTGCATAGTGATATTCTTAACAACGTACCGATAAATCCTATCCTTGATACGTGGATCATCTTGATCATTGTCCCCACTATACATCTTAGTGATAAATTCCGCAATGGAATCGGAAGAACTGATAATGTCAACGATATTTTGACTATTGAGTGCTTTCGGTCTTGACCATTCGAAATAGATGTTATCGATATCAACTTCGTCTATACCATACTCACCGAACGATAATAGTTTACGATAGAGTTCAGTACAAGGGATTTCCAATTCAGTTTGCATAGAAACCATACGTGATACGAATTTACTATTTAACATTTGAATTTGTTTAGCAAAGTCAACTTCTTCTAAATAGTTAATCATAGCACTCGGGCAACCCGTATTAGAAATCATACCTTTACGAAGTAATTCTAGTAATGGTGTATCGAGTGGGATATCCTGACCTTGCATAACTTCGATTTCAAAGGCACGTTCACCATTCGCACCAACAGGTACAGCTAAGTCTCTACCTTTACCTACTTTAGATAAGATACCACGAACAGAACCAAAGTCATTATAACTAATTTGATTCATCTTATAGTCGGATACTACTCGATTGATACGATTAGTAATGTCTTTATCGACACCATTACCTTTAACCATAAACATACGAGTGTCAGAACTACGAGTCACGATCATGATAATCTTAAAGAGTAAGATAGATAGATAGAGCATACCGTAGAATAAAGAACGTTTCAATACAGATACACCCATATGGGTATTATAATCTTCATTGACTTTGAAATGAGTCATATAGTTCACTGGAACAAATTGCACTTTGAACGACTTCGTATAGAAGTTTTCGTAAGATATTGCATTAGCAATGAGTTCTTTAAACTCAGCATTCTTACGTAAGAATTTCTTATCAACACTTTCGCAGATACGAGCAGACAGTAACGATACTAATTCTTCTTCAAACTCACGTCGTTTACTGTTTTGGAACAGTATAGTGGTACGACTCAATGTATGAACAGCATTCAATACATTAGAGCGAGTTTCATCAACGGTTTCATATAGAACGTAATACCCAAGCGTATAATCCATAATACGAATTGGAATCACACGACGAGGGTCATATAGTTTCATATAGACACCCTTAACAGTATCTTTGAATTCTTTCTTATATGCGTCCGTTAGATCATTAATATTTTTAGCATCCATTGTACCATCGGCAAATGGATTCATGGATTTACCTTTATCAGCTGTAGGGTCAGCTACTGTATTCCATGTCTTAGATTTCTTCTTCGTTTGCATAGCTTTAAATAAATCCTTACGGATATCTTCATCTGCTAGTCCTGCAATAGAAGCATCTTCTAATAATGGGACGCCTGGATCATTAATAACACTAATACCTTCCATGATGGTATTAATGGTATTCACCATATCAGACCGTTTATACTTATTATCAACTTGCTTAAAATCATCTTCATATCGTTCCAATAATGGAGCGATGGATTCCATAGCAGGTGTTAGCGTACCCTTCTTCGCATTCTCTGGGAGCGTATTTTCATATGCAATCGTTTGTTCAAAGATATTTGGTAATCGTTGATCGTTGTACCGATCATCTAATGCTTTGAATTTAGCGAATAGGTCAGTATATGGTTGGGTAAATACAAAGAAGTTACCATAGGTAAGAGTACCAGGGATAATAATCTTTTTAATTTTATCCATAATCCCAGTCACTTCTTCCATTGATTCTATGGTTTCTAACTTTGTTTCATTTTGGGTAGCATCAGATTCACCTTCGAATCGGATAATACGCGATGCTTCTGATGTGATATTATCTGTATTCGTAATCGCATCACGCATAGTTAAGATAACTTCATCTAATTCAGATACTTGTTCTGTTAATAGACGAAGGTCTTCATACATATTATTTACGTTTTTATATCGTTCACTAAGAATGATATTGATTTGACTATTTTCATCACCCAATAGTTCTTCAATCGATTGACCTTGCATGAATGTGCTCATGCTAGTATAGGATTTAGGACTCTTGGTGAAAATAGAATTTATAAATGCAGCAACGTCTCTACCATTGTGCGTACCAGACACAAATCGATTGGTTTCTTTCTTTAACAATGTATCGATTTCATCTGACATGGCATTGATTTCGTTTTGTCGTTTATTACTATCGGTTAATGTAGTATTTTTAAACAAATCGAATAGACTGCTGATAGTACCATTTGTTTTAGCAATTTTCTCTGCACGAGTTTTCATATCTTTCAAATCTAATTCGGGCTGCTTGCTTTTGTTTGGTTCATTATCGGCCAAGTACTTCACCTTCTATTCTCTAATATACTAATAATTTCACATTACAGAGTTGTTAAAAACGGTAAAAAAAGAAGACCCGAAGGTCTTCTTATTGTGTCCCCTAATCAATAGGAAACAATGTAATGCTTGGTATATACATCCCAGTTTTCAGTCAATGAATGTAAGATTACTTCATAGATATCAAACCTACCATCCATTAATCGATAATGGACTAGTACTTTATCGGCTTTCTTAATCGCTGGTAATAGTTCTTTTGTCAATACCATATGGATTCTTGGTGCTAAGGCAAACTCTTCGATTTTATAATCGATTAGGTTACAAAGTACTTCTTCAGAAATCTCTTTAGTAGCCCATCCATTCTTACCAGATTCGATATCTTTCATATCATTCATGATCGCACGACGAGGCAAATACTCGTTCATTCTTACATAGGCATCAGCATCAATGAACTTACCGATAGAGAAACAAAGCTTTTTCTTATCATTAGATAATTTGAACTCATTATCATCAGTATGTGTTTGAGTCATACAGATACCTTTTAGTGCCTTACTTAATGAATCGATATCTAGTAACGTACACTGCATGAATTCTTCATCGAATTTATGACGAACCAAACTTCTCGTATATGCTGGACGCTTCACTGTTTCTGCATATGGTGGAAAGATAAATCCATCCACCGATATATAGCAGTCATACATATTCTTGATCACTTGATTGAGATCATAGATTGCATTACGTTTCTTAGGGGGTATTACTAAATCACGCACTTCCATATTGACCAAACTCCTTAATTAATTCTTCACCTGTTGGTAATCCGAAGTACCGATTACCAATAAAGGAATAATCTTTCGATAGGTAGTCTTCTAAGAAGACTTGACCTTCATCGTAAAATACATTATCTGGGTCTGTATTATATTGACCAAACCCTTCTAATTTGATTTTACCAATCATCGGAACTGTACCAATATTATGGGTGATTGTGATATTCGGATACATAGATGAGAAGTCATAGTCGATAACCCGACTAAAGATGAACTTCGATGGTCTTCCGAGGATTTCAACACCTACTTTTTCATTCAGCATTGGATCACCTACGAGAGCACCTGCAAACCCTTCTTCATCATCATCTTCATCATTGTCAGCACCATCATTATCAAACCCACGGTTACCATAATCGATATTGTTGTTATTACCAATAATGAAACCTTGTTTATAGTATGATAAATACGCACGATTCTTCAATAGAATCGTTTGACTGAATGCTGATTCATATTGCGTCGCATTAATCAATGAGCGTTGGAATACGTTATCAATATCATGCGTCTTCATTTCAATACCATACTGTAACAGAGTATCCTTGATATTATATAGTACGAATAACTCATAGTTTTCATATGGTAAGGTCTTGATATTCGCCTCATCACTATAATCAAGTTTTTCATCGTTTAGTTCCGCTTTAGCAATCGCATTCAACCGAACGGTTTTCAACTCCGAGCGAGCTTTACGAATCTTGATATATTGAGACATTTGGTCTAAGTAGACCGATTTTGATGTACATGTGAACACATCATTTTTTGTTTTGAAATCATGGTGTCGATGGTCTTTACGATAGTATAGTTCATCTTGTATAAATTCTGGGTCACACATGATTTTCATAGGGTCGTGACCTAGTGCTTTAATACGATCGATGAAGTACGGAATATCGAACGCCATGTTCCAGAAGAGTATGAAGTCCCGAGCTAATGTATTGAATAAACGGAATACTTCCGTAATCATATCAATCTCCGTATCATACATATGTATCTCATAATTGAGTTCCCCGTACGATTCATCAAAGGTCTTATGACATTTATCAATGAAGTTAGGAAGGTTCTTCTCAAACTGCTCTATGAGTGGATTCTCGGGATTTCTTAAAAGAAAACTATGTACAGTTTTCGTTTCAGCATCGACGACTGCTACTGCATTAATAGGGCATATATCTGCAGTTGGAAACCCTGGTGCATCGATGCCATCAACTTCGATATCGGCAAATACCTTAGATAAGGAATACTGCATATCGTAATCATGATAATGAAGCATCCATTCACATCTAAAGTAATTCGTATACGGATAGTCAGTAGCTAGTATATATGGATAGTGATGTAAATTTTTCTTAGCTGATTTATTATTCTTATTACACCACTCTTTATAATCAGCTAGTTTCTTACCACCCACTTTGACGATCTCGTTAATGATATTTTTAAACTTAACGATCTTTTGATCGCAACGGTCTAATGGCATATAGGATGGATAGTGTGTATAATCTCTATATTGTGGTTTCACAATATACATCATATATCGTGGATCTTCAATGGTTTGAATCCACTTGCGACCTGTGTTAACATCCTTAAATACAATCGATGCATAATCATGTTTACCAGGGGATTCCCAATCGGGTCTATGGTAAAATACATTTAATAATAAATGGTCTTTGGAGTGCGGAAGCTCTCCAAAGACTTTTTCACCATGATAGTTCTTTAATAAACCAATATTACTCATCTCGATGTACCTCAGTATCAAAATCAACATCATTTTCTTGATATGCTTCATTGAAACGATTAATGATTTCCTGAGGACTGAATTCTTTCTCTGGGTCTAATTGGTTCGTGGATAACAGTTTGTATAAACTTGGTGCACAATCACGCAATAAGGCATCACGTAATTCTGGTTTACCACCAATGATATCGCGGAACTGTTTACTATTGAATTTGATATCTGGTGCAGATTCAAAGTAAGAGTATGGATTACGACCTTTGATCACACATGCCATATTAGCATAGTGTAACATAGTTAACCAAGGATCGAACCCTGTATTGTAATCATAGACTAACTGTACGGAAGAACCACCACGGTTAGTTTTAGATTTGATGAATTGGACTTCCACTAAGAAGCCATCAAATCCATCTTTTTCAAATACATACTTGCCTTTATAGATGAAGCGAAGTAAGTTTTGAGAATAATAGATAGGACCCGTACCACCAGGGATATTTTCATTGGTTTTCATGTATTGGATTTGTGCTTGTGTCTTTTGGAAAGCCATTTCCGGTTTATCTTTAATATGATTAATCGCCATAACCGTAATATTGGCTTTTTGGATGATAGGACGCAATCGTTTATAGAACGTATTGTAAGCAATTGCTAACCGCATATTATACGTTTGTGTACCTAATTCATCACTGTCTTCTACTTCCTTAGTTTGTAAGGATGGCAGGGAATCTATCAAATAGACAGTCGGTTGAGGAAGACAAATTTCTTCACCATACTCATTCAGTTTACCTGTGTTGTAAAATAGTTCCTTAGTTTCTAGCTTTACTTTAGCTAGATGATAAATATGTTTAAATGCATCTTCAACATAGTCGATAGCAGGCATATAATATTTATCTTTCATTTCTTCTGTTGTGAAATGATTCAATGCTCGAATACGAGATAGGTTAGAAGAACCTTCCGCATCGATATGATAATATTCACCATATTCAAATGGTCTAATAATATGAGATCCTGCTTGTACGCAGAACGATGTTTTAGCTACACCTGATTTACCAATGACAGTCATAAATTGACCACCAAAAATACCAGTGTTAGCCCAACGTTCAGTAACGTTGTTATTTTTATCTGTAACTGATAAGAGGTATCCATTTTGATAATCAAGAGGCATAAACCCACTGGAATATCCCATTAAGTTTCTTGCTTCTGCTGTAAAGATACCTTTCTTGTCATGCTCTAATAGAGCGTCATGTAATTTAGCCATATTGGTCTCCTTTCATATGTAATAAATAGTCGAATCGTCTATAATCTATCACAGGATAAAAATAGAAGAGATACCGAAGTGGTATCTCTTCTATGATATATAGTTTCAAACTATATTATTTCATACGAATGATTTTTAAATCATTAGTGATTACCATAATTGTACGATAGTAATGGTAACCTAATTTAGCCAAACGTTCAATGACTTCATCACGATTTGTTTTAACTGTATTCGCATCGAAATCGATGATATACGTAATCGCACTGATATGTTGTTTTTGTACATATGCACGTAAATCACGTTGATTTAGTACTTTAGCAGATTTGTCATTGATATGGAAGCGTTCTGCTACTTTAGCAAATGCTTCATCAGTGATTTCATTCAATCGTGTTACGGTATGTGTGTGACGAGCTGGACGATATGTGCGAATTTCACATACGCCTTCTTCATTGCGTTTATCACTAATATCGAAATAGCCTTTTTGACCACGAGCTGGTACATCAAGTGTATTCATAGTTGTATTAATGATTTCATAGCAATAGCGACGGTCACTATAGCGAATCATCAAACGATTCACCACATCACGATTCATATCGCTACGTGTGATGAATTGTACAAATGGTAATGATTGACGAGTATTCAAGGAAATGATCGCATGGAATACTTGGTTTTCTTTATCAATTTTATACGCATAGATGAATGCATCACGGCTATAGTAATTGATAAGATCTTTACCATTATCTAATGAAATGGATACAAGTAATACATCTGTATTATATCCATCATTGGATGGCATTACGAATGGATTGTAGTGACGATGGTCAAAACGCAAAGTGGTTTTTACATTCAATACTTTACTGATTTCAAAATGTTGACCAACTTCGTTGGATACATCCATGTGGTTGACTTCATCAGCAACACTATCAGATTTGAATATATCCAATCCGAATTTGTTATCTGCTACCGTATGAATGCGTGCGAATTTTTCAGTTTTGTCAGTGACTGTCCATTGAGGTGTGTTTGTTTGGTTATAAACGAAGATCATAATAGGTTCGTGCCTTTCATTTAATAATAGATCTAAAAAGTGAATCTCAATTACTTGTAATGTCACGAATAGAAAAAAATAAGAGAGATGGCATTCACCAACTCTCTTATTCTCGTGCACATAGGATCCTATCTACGCAAGATTACTTGCTAGATTTTTTAGGACGACCAGGTTCACGTTTTGCTGGTTCTTCCTTTTTAGATTCTTCGTTTTTAGGAGCTACTTCAGCTACTTCTTCCGCTAATTTACCAATATACCGTTCATAGTATTTGATAATATTTGGGTAGTCTTCAGCTGGAAGCGTATCGAATTGTACACGACGTGCACCATCGCGACCTTTCTTAGCATCTTTAATGCGTTCATTACGATACATTTTGAAGAATTCTTTCAAATCCTTTTTACCCCATAAGTATTCTTTCTTAGCTTTCTTAAGTTGTTTCTTAGAAAGTTTAGATTCTTTCACTTCTGGAGCTAACAAAATTTGTCCTTCCATTACGCCAAGTAATAGACGACTAATTGTGTTATATACTGCGGTTTGTGGCACTGTAAAGTTTTCAATAGCTTTAGATTTCTTTTCCAATGCGATGGAAATCATGGCATTGCGAACGATTTCTTGGTCAGCACCATCTAATGCGATATTGTAAATTGCTTTCAATGTATCAATATTGTTTAATTCAGCACCAACGTGTACAGTGTATTTGTTATCGGCTAAGCGTTCTACACCACGTTTTTGTACTTTGTACAATGCTTGGTCTAATCTAAACATGTATTTTCTTACATTGAATTTGTTTAGGTATTCAACTGGAACGATATTGGCAGCGATGTCAATAGCGAATTCTTCTTTGATACCTAATTTCATCAACTTCTTAATGATCTTCTTAGCAGATACTTTTACAACATCTGCCACAGTATCACGCAATTCTTTATAATATTCGATTGCTTGACGTTGACGTTCTTTTTGTTCATCACTAGGAACAATACCTGGTTCTGTTTGGAGAGATTTTTCAATCGCCAAATAGGATTTTTCCAAGTAATCCACTAGCATTACATGTAAACCTGCTGGCACATCATCTTTAAAGTTATAGTCTTTAACGATTTTACGTAGAGGTTTTACAAACATTTTCATGGAGGTGATAAGGTCAATGAATTGATTTTCATACCGACGTTCTTCACCTCTAAAAGAATCCATGAAATAATAATCCACAAGCGGAATTAAGTTATCCGCAATATGGGATTTCAATTCATCTTTACTCATCTTTTTCAAGCGTTTATACTTGAATTCAGACAAGATTTCTTTGCCACTAGTCTTTTTCATAGCGTACTCCTTCATTATAAAAAGAATAAAATAAATGAACTAATAATCTGTTCCAGACCGATTAGTTCTTAATAAAACTCGTGACAGATTTTACTCTGTCAGAGAAATAATATATAAACGAATAGGTAGTTAGCCTATTCGTTTATATCGAATTGATTAATATTTATCCAAGATGGAATCCATATCGAATTCATCATCGGAATCGTTGTTAGTGTCTTTAGTACTGTCATATGCAGAGAGTTTATCTAACGCATTATTGAGTACAGAGCTAGTTTGTGTTTTATTCAACTCTTCTTCTACTCGTTCGATGCGATTGATAATCACTTTGATACGTTTATCTGGTACAGAAAGACCACTTAATAGCAATACCAATACGTTGAGTTTATCACTTTCTTCATTTTGAGCAAAGTGTTTGAAGTCTTCGATTGGTTCACCATAGAAGTTACGGATATTTGGTAAGTTTTCGTTAAACTTACTATTTAATCCTTTAGTAAGGTAAGCGATGAAGCCCATGCGTTTTACAGTATGGTCATCTTTTTCAGAACAGTCCATGCAAGTAGCTTTAACGGAATGATCTAATAGTACAGAATCCAATGTTTCATCGGCACCAATAGAATCTTCATAGATACCAGTTAATACATCCATGAAGATCAGTCCTGGAACGGAGATGATTTTACGCATATCTTTATCATCAATCATACCATATGGAGAAGAATGAGAGAAGTCACCACGAACCGCAGAGATCATAGTAACGATTTCTTTATTCACTTCATCCATTTGTTTATTGGTTGGTAAGTAAGCACGTTTTTCATTATCGAATAACATGTACGAACCACCCAAGTCAGACATTTCTTTCAAGTATTGGAGTGTATTGCGTTGAGCACCAACGGATTCACCCAAGGTTGGAAGAATACCCACGTTAACGAAGATTTTATTTTCGTCTTTACGGAAGTAGTTACGTAAGATATCTGTTAGGATAGGACCCATACCAGACCCAGTACCACCACCAGTGGAATTAACGACAAAGACAATGTCAGTTTGATCCATAAATCGTTTGAACGCTTCATCCTTAATCAGCTCCTTGATATTTTCTTTCACAAAACCCTTTGCGATAGAACGGTCTTTACCAGACCCAGAACTGTCACCGAAGATGATCGCATCCATTTTAATATTCAATGTATCAAGATCTTTTTCAGATGCATTGATAGCTAATGCTGGAATGTCTTTTGTTGCTAACCCTAATGCAGCAACTTGATTACCTGCATTACCAATACCTATAATACCGACTTTCAACATAAAAAGTCTCCTTTCACTAAGTTATATTCTACCTATATTAATAAGTCGTTTACTACGACAACCATCTCTATCAGTCACCCAATCGAGCATTTTCATATTACATGCGGAATAATCCAGAGTATCCATATACTCCTTCAAATCACACTCTATGAATGGAATGTTAAATCGAATGGATGATGTTGGTTCACTATGACTATACCATTTTACAGGTTCATCAAATGCATCGAGAGCACAATCACCAAGAAATTTACATATGTCTGCATGATAGGTATCCTTAAAGATTTCAGGATACCTAGCCCAGACCAATGTACCAGATGATTGATGAAATGCTTTATATTTGGTAGTGATACCACCAAATCGTTTATGAGATAAACGCGTCAATGCTCCTATCATAAAATTAACCGATGTATTAAATCGAGTATAGTCATCATCCTGTGCCGATGTATCGTCTACTGTGATCATATAGGAATCATAGGAATCCATTGATCGAACAGTGTTGATACCAAATCCCTTATAGTCTGTACCGAATCGGAATATCTCTTCGGGTCCTTTGAACTTACTTTGTACCATATCAAGCAAGTCATCAGCCATCCATAAATTCATTGGATTTTCTATAGGGGCACATATATTAGTCACTTGCTCAATGAGTTCAGTTGCATACACATATTCAGGCACTCTATTCTTGATAATATCACATAGTGTATCACCCAGATTAATATCGTGACTTTTATATGTATGACCACCGATTCGATACATAATTTGAGGATGTGTTGGCATAGAATGATATTCACTCTTAACATTAATACCTAAGAATGTTAATACCCTTCTGAAAAAGATAGCTTTCGTTATTGATCCATACCATACTCTATCACACTCATGTGGGAGAATAATAGTATATGGATGTAAATATGAAAAGTAATCACGTTCTTTACCCATATTATTCTCCTTTCGGAGGCATAAAGGTTGTGTCACTAAAATATTTATCACCAAAAGCTATTTGCCATTGGTTTAAATAGCTAGCAACCATCATCATATCCTCATCGTCAACATAATCGAGTATCTCGAATCGAATTCCATGAAGATAATTACCTGGAGTACAATTATAATCATTAAATTGAATATCTCGACCGATCATATCAAAGGCAGCTTTTACTGCTGATTCGATCCTATCTAAATATTCTTTAATATTAGCAGGTAATAGTGTTTTACTAGTAACTGTAATATACTGATTACTATGTCTATGACCATTAGCAAATGTATAATAGTCGCCTCGCTCATCTTTGAGCGTCATATCCGTAGAACTAGCTTTAGTATCAAACTCAACGAGCATCATATTCTTATTCATATCTGGGATAGACCAGAGTTGTTGTTTTAAGAAATTTATGTCATTGACATTAGTCACTCCATCTATTGTCATATAGGTAGATTTCAATGCAACTAACCCTATCGTTTTAAATACAATATCTAATTGACCAGGGATAGTTTTGAATGTCTTAATTTGTTCAAAGGTAGTTCGAACGAAAATAGCATCCAATTTATCACTAGCTTCTGCTAACGACATATGATGCATAGAAATATCACGAATTACATCCTTGATGATACTGATATGATCTAATGGATATAGGTGTGTAGGAATATATCGCATAATATGGTTAATTACCGAATCTAATACTTCATCAGAGTTATCAGCGAATAAATCATATTTACGAATTCCTTTTTCTGTTTCAATTACAGTTGTGGCCTCTGCGTATTTATGGGTACCCTGAATAATAGCACTTTGTACATATAACGCATGACCTAAACTATTAACAAACTTCACTGCATCATTTGGTGTCTTTTCGCAATATTTAGGAATATACGTAAAGATGGATTGAATATAGGGACTTGACATAGAACTACTTCCTTTCTACAACTAATGTACCATTTGTGAGAAATCCAGCGGCTCCAGCATGACCACCTCCACCAAAGGATTCGGCGATCTTGTTAACAAGAATGGATTTTTCTGGATGTTTACCTAGACGATAAATGGAATATTCCATTTTACCATCAGCATTCATGAAGAATACTATCCCAACTTCATAATCATTCTTAACCGTTTCAAAGATAAAGCTACCACGATCTAATGTGTTAATAGCAATAGCATCAATATCTTCAAACTTACGAATGTAACATTCAAATCCTGCACGTTGCAAGTCGGTTACGAATGTACGGTTCTTGTAATCCACAATCGGTTTACCTGATACCATGATTTGGTTTGTTACATCCTGAGATAATTTCATATCGAAGAAAGCATCCCAGAATTCACAAGACTCATTACTTGGACGTTCAAATTCAGCATAGAAACCATCATTGAACATGAGGTTTCTCATATAGTCTTCATAGGTAGTGAATCGCCAAGTATCGTATAAGCCAGCCATACGAACGGATTTAGGGAACAAGCCATCCATAGATGGACTCAATAGTGATTCTAATGTCACTTCACAACCATTGACACTCACTTCCATACCAGGATCGAATAGTGTTGTTTCATCTAGTTGTACGACACTTCTAAAGAAATGAAGGTAAGTTAACTCACAAGCTGCTAACCCATTAATACGTATACCTGGAACCGCATTAATATTTGGATAGTTTTTGTATTTATTGATAGAGGAAAGATGATGATCAATCCATATGATATGATCAATACCCACACGGTCTACAAGTTCATCAAAATATTGAACAGGAAGACTGAAGTCTAAAATAAATACATATTGGGTTTTCTTTAACTTACTGAAATCAAATGCCATATCATAATGAGCTGATATGAACTTAAATGTTTTCTTTCTCCATAATGGAGATAGTTTAGCACACATAGCTGATGCATAGCCATCCATATCATTGTGATGAATGCATAATACATCAAAATTTGTGTTGGATTTGTTGGTTGTCATACCAACATTCATTAGGTTTTCCATAGTACCCTCCTAAAATAAAATAACGTAGCCAATATATTTTCGGATCATAGAAAAACTAGTAATTTTCCATATCCTAGACTACATACTAGCATAATATATAAACACAAATTAGGTTATATATTATATTGGTGAGTCCCAATATTGTATATTATTTAAAGGAGTAAATGTCATGAAGGATATTCAAATTGACTATAGTCTATCCCCTACCGATTTGGATTTAAATATTGAGCTTCTACCAGAGTTTTATAACCCTGAAACAGTAGGACCTCGTTTACGTGTAATGGATTGGCATGAATCATTCGTTACCGATATGCTAACTAACAAAGGGTTTATTGTTAAGAGTAAACCATTCAAAAAGAAACTAAAAGATAAAGACGGTAATATTATGACACGAAATACGAAAGAGATGGATGGTATCCATTCTCCTCGGTTCGGGTCTGATTGGCAAGATGAAAATGCATTTGCTGAACGGTACCGTTGTTCTTGTGGGGAAACGATTGGTAAATTCTATACTGGTCAAATCTGTCCACATTGTAATACAAAAGTCAAATTCGTCGATGTTGATTTAGATATGTTTGCTTGGCTTAAATTGACAGCACCATTCTATATCATTCAACCATTGATGTATATTAAACTTAAAGATTTCTTTGGTAGTGATACCTTAGAAACCATTCTTGAGTTTAAGAAAGAAATGGATATCGATGGCTACTATAAAGAACCTAATACCGATGATAAAAAGAACCCATTTGCTGGTATTGGTATGGTTGACTTCAAAGAACGATTTGAAGAAATCATGTATTGGTTCAAAAAGAAAAAGAAGAATAAAGCTGAACTATTTGATAATATCATGATGGATAAGCATAAGATATTCATTCAAGAAGTTCCAATCTTCTCATCCGTACTTAGACCTGTATTCTTCACAAACGAAGATTACTCATACACAAAGATTGATACATGTTACAATGCGATGTATGGTAACTTTGAACGATTGAATGAAGAATCCGATGGGTTAAATCAACGGAATATCGCTAAGGTAAATAAGAATTTATTTCGTGCTCAAACTAAACTTATGGAAGCCTACAGTATTATCTTCACATCTCTTACAGAGAAAGAAGGTCATATCCGTAGAAACATCTTAGGTGGTAAAGTTAACTTCAGTTCTCGTAACGTAATCATTCCTGATGCGAAGTTACGTTCCTATCAAGTACGTCTTCCATACGTAGGGTTCATGGAACTCTATAAAGAAGAGATTATCAATCTTATTGTTAAATTAACAGGTGTAAGCTATAACGTAGCAGTCGATGAATGGTTTAAAGGGTATCGTAAATTCGATCCAAAGATTTACAAAATCATTCAATACATGCTAACGAATACCAAATATAAGAATAAGATTCTATTAAACCGAAATCCAACGATCGATTTTGGCTCATTCGTATGTATGGAAATTGTAGAAGTAAAGAAAGATTATGACGACCTTTCTTGTAGTCTACCAATCTCCATCTTAACATCACTAAATGCAGACTTCGATGGTGATGTGTTGAACATCATCTCATTGAAAACAAATGAGTTGAAGAAATCCTTCGACCAAGTATTCAATCCTCATAAATCGTTGGTTATTGACCGTAATACAGGTCGATTCAATAATAAGTTTTCCTTGATTAAAGACCAATTAATCGGATTGTATCAGTTCTGCAATAAATAATAAGAAAGGATGTACTCACTCGAGTACATCCTTATTTTTTTATGTTAAAATGAGTATATGACATACGCCATATACTCATTTCATGTATTTTTGTATAAGAGAAGATTTTATGGTAAGTTAGCCAAACCAAGATACAAGACAACCAATCTTGCATTACCTTATTGTTTTCATTTATAAGTACTTCATTAGACAAGTCTGTAGAGGTGATACTAATGAATCAAGCCATAGTAAATTCTAGTCTGGCACATACCGTTGGGAATGTGACATTCCAGATGACAGAATTCATTAAAAGTTTATTCACTCCTAATTTTTTTAGGCATACTCATATCTCTAGTCGTATGGCGTATAGAGAATTTAAGATAAATGAAAATCGTCAAGAAGCTGCCTTCATTAAGAAGAATCGCCCCATTTTGATTATTAGACCCCACTTAGAAGTTAATGATGATATCTTTTTATCAGGTTCTATGTTTACTCGCTTGTACAATGGGACGAACTTTAATAAGAACTACGGTCAATTCCTTCCATTATTTCGTGATGATGTGAATGATATCTCATTATCATATTTCACAAATCGATATCGTGTTGTATTACAGGTCACTATGATGTTCGATACAGCCTATCAACAAGTGAATGTATATAGTTCACTACTTAATCGGTTTAATGAAAACCAAATATATTGGCAACAAACGGCATTAGAATGTTTCATGCCAGGACAGATTGTGGAAGAGATTTCTACATTATCTGGAAAACCGATTCGAAATGAAGAGATGTCGGTTAAACCATTCTTAGAATATCTAACAGGTCATTCTAATAAATATTGGACGTATAAAGAAAAGACAGCTTCTTCTCATGAAGAGTTCTTTTTATATTATCCAGTGACTATGGAATATGTATTTACTGATATTTCTATGGATGATTTAGCTAAGCACGGTTCAGTTTCCGAATCAGCTAATATCAATTTTACATTAACGGCTGAATTCAATACCATGGGACAGTTCCAATTGAGTACAGAGCGTGACGATAAAGGGTTCAAAGCCAATATGGGATTGGATATCGGGAGTACAGATGGTATCAATATCAGAACATACTACACACCAACAATCCAATTTGGAGAAGAAGATGAAAATGGATATCGTCTATTATTCACAAACATGTTCCAGATTGAAGAAGATTTAGAACCACGAGAACCTGATGTGTTAGACTTATCTAAACTATTAGGTGACTCCGTACTCGATGAAATCTTACAATATCACGATAGTCATGGGATTAGTACAGATATCCTATTCAATTTCATTATCTTAAAAAATGAAACGATCCTAAAAGGAAAGAAAGAAAAACCGGGAGATAAAATCGACTATGTTGTCGATTTACCTCATAAGCGGGTTCTCATTTACAATAAAAATGTAGATGCCACCTATCGGATTCTCATCTATGTGAATAACCTATACATTAATCAAATTAGTGATAATATTAGTGATTTACAATCATACTATGAATATGATTATAAAGATAGATAGCTATATTGGAGGACGTAATGAAGATTAAAAAGATTAAGCAATTATTAAAAGATATTCGGGAATTCAATCAACTCTCTGAGCATGAAGTTCCTGTGGGTGAAGGTCCGTTACGAATTGGTGCTCAATTGATTCGTATTGTGAAACAAAATAATCACCCAAGTTTTAAATCCATCTGCAAATTTATTGAGTCGATTGATGCCAATGAAATCGTTGAAGAAACCGATCGCATTAATGCATCGATTGGCGCTCCCATCTTTGTAGTTATGGGTAATCCAGACTCTCCAGTCAAAGTGGTATTATTGAATACTCGTTTTGGATATATTGGTATGAATGTAGTTCCTGATGAAGTCATTCATGAAGAAATGAAACATCAAGCCGAAGTACCAGAGCTGGATGATGAACAAGTTATCGATATTTTAAAGAATGTAAAAATCGATTAATGACTAAGTGTACTAGACAATTTATACGTCTAGTACACTTATTTTGCATCGACAAGAGATTAATGTATTTAACAGTAAAGGAGATTTTGGATTATGTTAGGCAACAACACGATTATCAATGAAGTGAGTATGGTTGAGTATCTTAAAAATAGATACAAACTACCATTAACGAAAGAACAAGAGCAACGAGCTCAGGCATTCTTCGATTCGATTGATAACAAAAAAGAGAATTCATCTGTACACTTTATTTCCCATAATAGTATTGAATCCCTCGATGGGGTATTAACACTTAACCGATCGATTGAAATTGATCGTATGATGGAAAGTGTGTATACAGAAGATATCGTATTCTCTTTATTCCCAGTACAACCAGGGATTTTAGCTGAGACCCGGGTCAAAACACATCACAATACAAAGTTAGACTCGATATCATACCCAGACCCAGTAGTGGATCCTAATATGACATACAATATTATCGTCATCCGCTCATTCGAATATTATATGCGTAAAGATATCGTTGATCGTATTATCAGTGATTCTATTACCTATGATATAATTATATTGAATACTGCTTTGGATATTCCCATTGATGGTATTATCTTCGAAGATATCGACGAAGAAGAATTTAAACAATTAGGAACTAAAGGAGAAGAAGCGTAATGAGTACACGTCAATTATCTTCCATCCGAGATTCGTATCTATACTCCATTTTCAATCATGGTAATAAAATGGATAACTTGCTTAAAAATTATTTGGCAAAATCCGTTGTAGTAGATGCGTCTGCTGTTGATGAAGCAATTAGTAACATTCGCAGATACTTTAAGTATCCGCTCGTGAATGATGTATTAAATGCATTCACACATAAAGATGGTTTATATGGTAAAATACTACCAATTGGATCGAATATTAACTTCCAATTACCACCTCCACTTCCATTCTTTTTAGCTGGTAACCAACAAAACTTGTTTGGTATTGCGGTATTAGACCGTGTGGCTAACTATGCGAAAGATGATAGTGGTCGAATCGATGTAGATCCAAAGAAACTTTATGTATTACTTGAATCTGCCTATATCGCTAGAGTGGTTCAACAAAACTTCTCTAAGCTTAATAACACAACTCTTTACACAGAAGGTGCTTCTGTGTATGCACACATGTTAACTCGTGTATTGAATAAATTATTCGCATTAAATGTAGATAAAGTAGCATTTGCTAAAGTATTATACTTAACAGCTAAGTACTACTTCTTAGCTATTTTGAAAATGCAAGATAACAGCATGGTGCAAAATTATGCATTGAAGGTATCAGGATTAACTGAAATTGCTGTACGTGATATTGAAGCTGCCTTTAAACCTGAAGATTATGTAACAATTGCCACATTCATTACCCAATTACAAGAATCTGCGTATATGATCACTAACACAATGAAAGATTTAACAGTTCGTGGTTATGTAGAAGCATTCTGTAAAATGTATGGTGATGCTGCCTTGTTTGCATTAGAAAACTTCAATTACTTTATCTTTAATATTGCCAGTGCTGTAAATGGCGGTTTCTTGAATAACCAATATGCATTTGATGATATCATTGGTAAATCCGGTGATAAACTTTATGCCGTAGTAGCAAACTTTGCGAAAGGTAAATAACTCACTATAATCGTTTCTCATAAAGGAGTTAACTGACTATGCCTGAAGATATTACTAAGGATATGGTGAAGAAGGATCTAGCATTAGGGGATCTAAATCCTAAGATGTTTAGACAATTCTTTGCTGATATGCAGATTAAATCCTATCAATACGACTATCAAATCCAACGAGATTTAGTCGCTTATCACGAAGAACGATTTACAACGGCTCAGTTAAAAACTGAAGTGGGGGTTAAAATGTTTGATGACGTGAACTCGGAACGAGTTCTCGTCTTCCCTATGAAACATCAGTTTATTGCAACAGGTCGTCGTAAAGCTTGGCGTGATTCTGCAATTTACAATAAAGCATTAACCTTCGATGACATCAATCGAAATCGAAAGCTTTTTAAATACAACGTACTAGTGTTCGTGGATAACAAGTTAATCACGAATATTAGAATTAAACCGAACGAGGAGTTCACATATATCTACTTTAGACGTAAAGATTTGGCTAAATATCTTATCGATACACCTAAAGTAATCAATGTTCTCTTCATTCCAAATGCTATCGTTTCTGTAGCGGAAACGATTAATACAACTAATACAGCGGGTAGTAAGTTATTATTGAATGCATTCTATTCCACTAAACGTGAATTTAATGTAACGGATAACTACTTCGCTATCTTCCAAAATAAACAAACATTGGAAACTGAATTTACAGGTGGTGTACATTATAACCCAGACTATACCAACTTCACATTTGATGGTATCAATATCGCTGATTATGCTGATACACACCGTGTCATCTTAGTGGGTACAGAACTGTTATTCAAAATCAAAGCGGTTAGTGCTACACAACGCTTCGTAGATTTTGAACTACAAAAGATGCCGTTACCTAAAGATGATATCATTGTATTATACAAACATCCAAACCGTAGAGATTATGTACCAAACGATGGCACTGTGGTCTTAACGGAACACTATCCAAACATTATCGAAATCAGTAATCCTCAGAAGTATCAACTGCTCTTGATTGCTTTATATGATGAAGCTACACAAAACCATCATATTAAATTCGATACAGAAATGGATTTCTACTTAGAAACAGAACGATTGTTAGATCGCTATCAACAAGGTTCCGTTCCTGAGATATTGCAAAATTATAAACCTGCTGATTGGGACTATCGCCTCAAAGATTACTTTGAAAAGAACGAAGGTATCCATGCAGTGGATATGACAGATCGATGGAATCCATTCCATTATAAGATGAACACGATTAGTGGTCTGATTAAACTTTGGTCTGAATTCTATCTTGAGTATGAACGTAGAACATACGGTTTCTTAACTGGTTGGTATCATGATATCTCCAAATGGAGTGCTGAACATCTAGCATCTAAGGAACGTAACTCTACAGAACAAGACGTACCGGTCGATCCAACGGGTCATATCCAAGTTGATCATAAAACATTTGCGGAAACGCAATATGTATTTACGTACAAAAATGATATGAAGTTTGATGATGCAAACTCCTATCTATTCTATATTGATGGTAAAATGGTAATTCCATCAGCTATCATTGTACATAGAGGGTTCCAATATATATATTTACCAAAACGATTAATCAAACCAGATTCTATGATTGAAGTAGAACGATTTGATGGTATCAATTTTGGGTACTGGATCCCTTCCATTCCTGAAGAAGGATTAATACTTCCTCTTAAGGGTATCATTAAGACATCTACGGTAGCTAATTCATTCTTCTTAACAAACAAAGAGAATGAATATGTTAATGATCGATATGATGTATTTGTGATTGATACGGAAATGGACAATGTTGAATCTAAATTGGATTTAACTAACTCCGTATATTATATCTCTCCTAAGATGAAACTTCGTATTGTTCCTAAAGAACGTGCGAATGCTAATAAAGGTGTATTCTTACGTGCTAATAACCAATTAGTTACCTTTACTCGTAAGAATAGTGGTGATGATTATCTACGTAATATTGGGGTTAACTTCAACTTACAAAATTACATTACTAACGTAAAACAGGATGTAAAACCACGTCTTCGTATCTATACAGAAGATGGTCGATTATTCTCTAAGAACTCTTATGTTATCTACAAACATGAGAATTTCAAACAACGTCCAAAATTCAATCTACCGATTAAAGCTGGTGAAACAGCATTCCATCGTATCGCATATGTTGGGTATGATGAACGATTGATCTATCATCGTCGTCATGTTCGTAATGATGGCTTTGTTGATTTGGAAGGTAAGACAACTCGTCCAATCTGTTTAGCGTATCATGATATCTATTTGAATGGTGTACGTCTTCATAAGAAAGATATTAAAATCATTGCACCATTTAAGTTCATTATCACAACCTTAAAGAAACATAACACATTAGATAACCTTGAAATTTATGAAAAGGTGCATGCATCTGATGCTATGTTTAAATTCGATATCGATGAAGATTCTGCATACTTAGCAGACCGTCTATTCAATAAAGATAAAGAATACCAAAAACACGTATTAGATTCTCTTGAAAAGATTAATCCTGATGGGAAAATCAAAGATTTGAATGAAATTCGTAACTGGTATAAAGACTTATTGGATGACTGGTTCTTTAATCGATTCGTGAATGCTGACCGTCGGTATGACTTAGAGTTATATGAACCATTATTTGATGAAAATTATGGGTATCGTGTACTACTCAATGGTGATGATCGTGTACGTTGGCATGTGACACAAGACAATCGTTTCTACATGTGGCATGATAAGACACTAGAAGAAACAGGTGGTGTAAATCCTCCTCCTAGAAACGTATATGAAGGATTAGCCAATGATAACATTCCTGATGATACTCGAACGATCACAGAACGAGAATATATCGAAAACGGTATTTCATTCGGTAATGTTAAAACGATCTATGACTATGATACAGAAATTCTTCATGAACAAGAGGAAGAAACTCCAGAACCAACTGAATTAGATGGTGTGGATTTACATGATTTAAATCCCGCTAACTATAAAGTGATTCATGACCGTGATAATGTTGAAGATGGTGGTGGTTATGACCGTACTCATATCAGTACATATACTAAACCAAAACGCTCTGTAAATCCTCATTCATTACCACAAGATCCACCAAAAGATGTAACGATTGTTCCATTCGTAGACCCAAATCCTCGTATGCCTGAACAAATTGCTACACCTGAACCAACGTTACCTGAACCAGGTGAATATGAACCATTTGTAGAACCAACTGATTCTGTAATTAAGTTCTTAGGTACTAATCCGTTTACTGACGAAACGAAAGCTAAGTTGACAGTAACGGTTGAAAACGAATTTGATCACACAATTCAAACTGTAACTCATGGTGCATCAGTAAATGCTAAAACTCTTAATGCGTTACGTGTTAAGTTTATGGCAACCGAAGCATTATCTCGTAAGTATTATGTGAAAATCGTAGATGCTGATAATCATTTGGTATATTCACACTTGTTAACGAATAAACCAGATGATCAAATCAATCAAATCATCAATATCATTCCAGGTTCCATGACAATCACCATTGAAACCCATGATCCAAGTCGTGGTGAAGTTAAATATCCATTATATATGGAATTTAATGGTGGTTTCCCTGATGATGGTTTACTATCTAATGGTAAATGGGAAAATGATGAAGATATTGATGACCCTAAAGTGTTCGTAGAAGATACTTATTCATTATATGATGAATTTTCTAATACAAGCACGTTCACGATTACAAAAGAAGGGTTGGTAGGTCCTACCAATAAACTACTGCTCATTCGTGATTTAGATAGTGGTAAGATTATCACTCGTCAATTCTGTAATCCAACTACTGGTAAATTGAATATTACGTTACATAAACCAATTACACGTATTTCGGTTGCCTATGAACCATTACCACAAACAGTCAAAGAAATTCATATAGATACCACATCTCCACTATTTACGGATCATGTGAAGTCAGTAGAAGTGATTTCTAATAAGACTGAAGGTGTATATGTGGATAGTAACGATACTATCGTTATGGATACATTACATGATGGAGTGGTACGTGTTGATTGTGGTTCTAGTGTTATTCGTGTATTCCTTAATACGGCAGTTAATGTTAAATCAGCTTTCTTTGATGATGTACGTAACATTATCAATGAGCCCGAAATTAACCCAACTATCCATGAAGTTACATTTGGTGAAAATGGGTTCTTTATTGATATCCCTGTACCAGATGCAAGTAATTTCAAAGAGGGTGATGCGTACTTAACATTATTTAATGCTAAGAATATTTTGAAACTTCATTTATTATCCTCTATCTCTGATGAAATTGGTCATGTGATTATTCCAAACTCGTCTAATATGACTGGCGAACGGGTGGATGACATGGGTAAATATAGAGATAACCTATATCCATTATTTGCCAATGGGAAATCCAATATGGATGTAACCTATGTATCTCCAGTTGTTTTGAACAATATTCCGAATAAAATGGTAACTGTTCGTGTCGGTACTGATGAAGGTACTGTATCTGCTGTTGTGTTATATGATCAATATAAACCAGTTAAGCAATTGACATTCTCTGCACATTCACCATTTAACGAATATTTCTTAAAGAGTGAACCTGTAGACCATATCTATAGAATGGAACTCGGTCAATCCGACGTTGATATTGTTGATATCTATACCTATTCAATTGATATTGGTAACTCAACTCCTGCTCAATATTTAGATAGAATCACATCACCTACAGATGTACAATACTTGAAATATATTGATGGATCTGTACTTGTATTTAACTTTGCAAAAGATAATAAGGGTAATCGAATCAATGAAGGTTTCTTTGATATTATCTTTACGAAGAAGGATACTGGTGCCGTTGTTGATTCCTATCGCTACGATAACCGTAAGAAAGCGGTTCGTGCATTAGGTGATAATGCTATGCGGTTAGATGAACGATATGATAATTGTATCATTACCATTAAACGGTATATCCCACCAAGATGTCTTGAGTTGACATATGGTGCAGGTGTTCCAACAGATTGTGTATTAAGTTCTGATGGTTGGAGAAGTGGACAATTTGCTCCTGATACATTCCCTATGTATGGAGAAAATGAAGTCAACTTAACACGTACTATCACAATCGAAAATGACCAACTGTTAAACGTAACTGGTACTGAATCTAAAGTGTTAGTCGTAACTGATAATCGAACTGGTAAAGATTTGGCTGTATTTGCCACTGATACCTATGGTATGCCAGATTCAATTACCTTTACAGCTGAAAATCCATCCTATGGATTTACGTTACAATATAGACCATTACCATTGATTCGTGTCAATGTCGGTAATGCTCTTGATTTATGTAGCGACATCATAAGCTATTATGGAGATTTAGTAATTTCTAAGGTTACGAATACAACGAGTCATTGGTTATATTTAGTAAATCGATTGGATGATTTTAAAGTTACCTTTAAATTTAAAGATCGAGCTATTAATCTATATCATTTAGAAACGGCAACCATCCCTATTCCGATTGATATCAGTGCACTGGTTGTTAATGAATCTAACTTAACATCTGAAATCCATAAGAATGCCGTTGATGGATACCATATTACGATGAAACCTGTTATTAATAATGCGGGTTCTTCGTTTACTATTAGTAAAACGAATGTTCCTACACTTGATGGGTTCCGTAATAATATTGCACGAGCTAAAGGTCTAATCGATAAAGTGGCTATATTAGGACTATCTAAAGGTTCTACTCATACCTATTTAGATCTTACAGTCACACCTCAAATTCCTGAAACTGTGTTACCTAGAGATCAAATTAGATTACGTTCTATGGCTCCGGTAACACCAGAGGATATTGTATATAAACCTAATACGGTTGAATTATATCCAGATTATCGTCTATATTACCAAAACCCATTAACTAAAATTAGTAATGGTTACTCATCTAACGTGATTGTGTATTTAGATGAAGTGTTTAAACATGCTCCGGATATTGCTACACAATACGTCTGTGTAAAAGATGCTGATAATCAAGTGGTTGATTATTCGGTATTGAGTAATAAGAATGGGTCTAAATCTCTCACTATTGAACCTATATACAATAAAAATGTATATAAGATTGATGTGTCAGATACTAACCATCTATATCAAATCGGATGCAGTGTAGATACCGCTAAGTCTATGATTGATATTGGTATTGATACAATGACTACGTGTACATTACAAGATGTACATCAATTAAACCGTAAGGTTGTTAAAACACCATTGCCTATTTATACCGCTATCTCATTTGGTAGACAAACCGATACTAAACTATACTATACTGATTTTGATAATGAATATATTCGTTTTGAATCAACCCCTTCTAGTACAACTAAAGGGTATGCTATCTTAGACGATAATGGTCATTACATTAATTCCGTTGAAATTAATACCAATAAAGACCATTACTCACAAATGGCTATCCCTAATACATACCGTTCAAATACAGGTACGATTATCTTTAAACGTATGGATGCTATGAATCGTATTTCCATCGAAGGATTCACTGCGGAAAACGAATATTGTGATATTCTATCTGGTTCGGGTCCTCAAGTTACATCGATTGGTCCTAAATCATTAGGAACTGGTATTTGGGATATGAGCGAATTGACTTATAATGTGGGTGATATTCTAGCTATTCGTATTCATGCCGATATTGTTGAAAACAATGATAAGTCAGTTATCGTTGTATATGAACGTCATAATGGTGTTGATCGAATTGCTGGCATGCGACTTCTTGATAAATCCTATTCAAGGAATCCAGAAGATAAGTTAGATATTCCATTTATTACTGGTCATAATCAAGGTACTCAGTATATCGTTAAATTGATGAACACTCGAGATGTTGGGTTAGGTGATCTTGTTACTATGACAATTGATGGTCAATCAGGGTTACCAATCAATACGTTACATAATAACTATCTTGGTGGTGTGGTGAATTCATTGTCATTTATCAATATGATTAAACCAGCTAATCGAACATTCTTTACAACAGAAACATGTGTAAATGACGGTAATATACCAATCATCTTCAATAGTATTGGTTATAATCATAAACCTAGTGATGATTATACACAATGTACAATCACATCACCTAGACGCATTAAATGGTTACCTGCTATTGAATTTAAACTATTTGCACAAATTCCTGTTACTGAAGGATATGACTATAAATTCATTGCTGTTGGATTAACCACTAAGGATCTTTCCCCAGTATTATCTAACGGTTGGAGACCTATTACTGTCAATACAACTAACACTTTGAATGGGTTTACCATTAAGGTGGTAAAACAACGGAAAGCTATCCAGTTGAAATTAGCTGTAAATAATATGATTGGATATATATATCAAAATATTGATAATAAGTTTGTATCCGTCAATATTCGCGGTACAACGTCTAGTTCATATTATGCTCCACGGTTAAATACAGATGCGAATAATACATATACAATTACAATTGATGATATGCCTTATGATGGTTCAATTGACATTGTGCATGTTGATGATTCTCGGCTAATAGAAAACACGGGACGATTGCCAGGTGGAGTTGCTGATACACGTGAACGTCGTAGATATATTATAGTTTCCGAATATGATGGTGAGAGAATCGTAAATAAAGAAACTGATGATATGCCGAAGGTTATTCACCATAATTCACATTTTAGAACGATACGATATACCGTAGTAACAACGTTTACAAATTTACGAACTAATGGTGAATTTAGATTATCAAAAAACCCAGGAAAAATGGTCATAGGTGATACACTACCGAACAATTATTTCATTGGGAACAGTGTTGGCGAATATAGCAATAAATCTATATTAGTTGATAAATATGATAATCTATCTGATCTTCGTAATGATAGAATCGATAAATTTGATAATATTAAGAATTGATATTTTTAATTAAATAGAGAATACGGAATAAATCCGTATTCTCTATTTTCTGATTTTTCATAGTCTTGGTTACAAATATATATTATTCGAATGAATACATTAATGATGTATTCATTTATTTTTATATTGCAAAGGAGGAGACTAATGGGAATTAACAAATCAGATTTATCATTCTCGAAAGAGTGGGTATCTGAAATGAAAATAAAACTTATGCGAACCTATCCATCAATGTCAGAATCAGATATTGAGGAGAAACTATATCGCATTATTAATACAAGGATGAAGGATCATCCTTGTTTATTAGATAATAACTATTTAGGGACATCGAGAGATACAACCCTATTAGCTATGACAGAATTCTTTGCTAAACAGAAACCAATTTTAGCAGGATATGGTGTATTATTTAAACCCCATGATAAATCAGCCAATGCATCAGCTGGTCTATTAATTGAAAGTTTAGATAATCGTAATAAGATTAAAGCTGAACGTAAGAAATACCCACAAGGGTCGTATGAATTCCTTGTAAGGGATATCGGTCAAGGGAATGAGAAGGTTATCGCCAACTCATATTACGGTGCCGCAGGTGCTGATACTTCCGTATTTTACAATCTATATGTGGCCGCATCTACTACAGGAACAGGGCAAGCATTGATTGCTACGGCAGAAACATCATTTGAAGCACTATTAGAAGGAAATATTAAATTCTTTGATTTGGATGAATGCCTTCTATTTATCGACCGGGTTGTCAAGACTGATATGGATATGAACTTTGCCGTATCTAATCCATATTCTGACGATATGATAAAACGGGTCGTTGATCGATTACTATCACAGTTCAGAGATGATCAATCCAATAACGATGACTATAGAACGATGTTAACAACGATAGTGTCTAATCTATCTAACTACGATCAACTTCGATTGTATTTTAAGAATAACCTATATGTATTCTTACGAGATGTACCTGAAGTTAAAGAACTTTTAACAATTCTATGTTCCGAAACAAAATCGTTCCGTAATCCAAATAAGGTACCAGAAGAAATCGAAGATACGATTACTACATTATGGCAATATATCTTCCATAATGTATGTCATATACACCCAACACGGTCTCGTATTGTTCGAGATAGTCAACATACTCGATTTGCCACAGTAACACAAGATACAGATTCCACTATGGTAACGATTGCCAAATATATGGAACTTATGTTAAGTCAAAATCTTACCAATCAAGTAGCTGCTGACAACGAAGATGAGTTAGACTTCATATGCTGTAATATTATGGCCTATATATTAACACGATATTCGCAATGTTTCTTAGAACGATATTGTCAAGATGTGAATATGCCAGCAGACCAACATAAGCGTATCAATATGAAGAATGAGTTTTATAACTTAACAATGATATTGACACCAAAGAAGAAGCGCTATGTATCATATACACGACTACAGGAAGGTCAATTAATTGATCCGCCTATGGTTAAGATTTCTGGTTTGGATTTTATTAAGTCCACTACCTCAGATGATGTAAAATCATTCTTCACTTCTATTATTCATGATGATATTCTGAATGTAGATGAAATCAATGTAAGTTCCATCATTCGTAAGATTAAGAACTTTAGAGAGATACTTAGAAGTTCATTCCTTAATGGTGAACTAACCTATTTAAACCTAGTATCTGCAAAAGAACCAGAAGCCTATAAGAAACCATATAGTCAGCAAGCCATTAAAGCAACGATCGTATGGAATGCCGTTGAAAAGAATCGACTCATTAACCTTCCTGAAAAGATATTCATTGTTAAAATGGATTATAAAACAGAGAAGCGATTTAATGATAACATTGAACGATTTGGTGATGTGGCTGATATTATCCGTAAGGAAATATTTGAAAGCCCTATTGGTGAGATTGCTAAAGGTGGTATCACTGTAGTAGGTATACCACAAAACATTGATCGATTACCACAATGGGTAATCGACACGATGGATATTGATACCATGGTAGACGATATTATCTCTAAATTTAATCCTATCTTAGAAAGTTTAGGCGATATCACCTTACGTACTCGTTCTGGTACCTCTCATATGAGTAATATTATTGACTTATAATGAGGAGGGTTATATGAGTAAAAAGGGGAAATATATATTAACAGCGGTCGAATGGTTCATTCGACTCGGTTTTGGTGCAGTTTGTATTATAATCCTATATGGATTATTGAAACTACTTGATGTTATTTATTAAGGAGACACAATGAATGGATACATTATTATTTACATTTAGGGTTGACGAAATCAACAAAATGGAGTCTGAAGGGAAACGATTCTTTATTCCTGGATGCTCTTGGTGCTATTATACCGTATACGGTAATAAAGTAATTCTAAAAGATATGCAAGATAATCAACTCGGTTATCTAAACGATGTTGAAAACCTTGATATCTTAGGGTTATATGTAAAATCATTACCTGGAACCTATCGAATCCGTAAGGTATGGGAACATCGTGATGATAATAAAGTGAATATGTCATGGATTGGTGCTATGGGTTGGATTCAAGCCAATCGGGTATTCGATATTGATGAAATCTTATTGGATACCTCGGTTCACCCCATTGTGATTCGATCCTTCCCAGAAGATGGTGGCATTATATTACGTTATGACCCAATTGATTCTGTGGGAGTTGATATCTATAAAGCTACACGTTGGATGGGGGATCAAAAAACGATTCTTGATATGAATAGTGGTGATATTACGCGAATTTTTAGTCTTACTAGAATTTTGGATCCCGCTGATATCACACATACAATAGGAGTAAGTCGTAAAGGTGATGGTTCTATCGTTGAGATTCAAATACATATTGAATCATTATTGCCATCCGTCTTGAGGCAACAACTTAACGCCGTACTTAAATTCACTCCATACGCAGTTATCGAATCACTCAGTCATACTAGATTAGCGATTTCAGATAGTGATAGAGAACACGAACTTATTATACTGGATATTCCAGAGCTTATTAATTCAACGATTACGTTAGAATACAATGAAGCTACAAAAGTTCTTAGTATGAAATAATATAGAGGAAACTAACGTTTCCTCTATGTATATATTATGAATAAGTTCGTATATCGAAGTTTACAATAAACTATTGTAACATATTTTATTGATTTGGAGGAAATTATGGAAAGTTATGACGTAGAACTCGTTGGTGATATCAATTATGAAGCCTATCACAAGCGACTTACTGATACCGTATTTAATATCCATGCCATTGTAGAAGATAAGAAACAGTGGAAAGCGGTATTTAATGAACTATATACATACATGAAACAGGGGTATGAACAAGAAAAAGTTCGTAAACACCCTGTGCAATTTAGATTTTCAACTGATAAAGCCGAACAGATTAAAACCATGCCAGTGACTCACTTCATTGTCAATCTAATCATCTGGAATGCTTTTAGAAAGTTGGATAAAGTAGAAGATATTGGTAGTCCACATATCTTCGATGGTGCTAAAATTACGGAAGATTATATTGCTGATTATATCAATCATAATTTAATCGCACCATACCATAAAGAGGTGGATATCATCTCCATGAATGAAGCGTTAGATGATATGATCTATGCGTTATCCCAAATCTTTACTGATTTTGGTATTCTAGCTGGTACAACGATGGATATGGAATCCTTTATTGAGTTGGCTCAACGCTATCCTAGATTCCGTGAAATCCTACATACTAAATTGGATGACACATTACAGCCAAAAGAAATTGAAGATACTATCTTCAATTCCCGTAAAGAATTCTTGGATATTATCGTTAACGATGAAGATAATCATCTAAAACCATTCTTAGTAACGGGTGCTGGTATTAATACAGGTCAGTTACAAGAATTCGCTATTTCAGGTGGGTTAAAACCAGATGTTGAAGGTAATGTTATTCCAGTACCAATCAACAGTAACTACATTGCTGGTGGCTTGAATTCTATCAATAATTTCTATATTGATGGTCAAGCAGGTCCAAAAGCATTGATTATGAATAGTACCGTTATGGGTAAATCGGGTCACTTTTCCTATAAGACCATGATTCTCACATCATCCTATAATATCAGTAAAACTGTTGATGATTGTGACACAAAACGGTTAATTGAACTTCATGTCACTAATCGAAAAGTATTGAAGAAGATCAATGGTCGGTATTATCGGTTACCTGATGAAGACCCATCCATATTACATGTAGTAAATATGGAAACCGATGAGCATTTAATTGGTAAAACGATTCTTATGCGTTCTCCAGTCACATGTACGGCACATGATGGTATCTGCCATAAGTGTTATGGTGATTTGTATTATATTAATAATACACCAAGTTTCCATGCAGGACGATTTGCTGCTACGCAAACAAACAACCCAATTCAACAAAAGATTTTGTCCACTAAGCATATGCTGAAAACAAATTCCGATAAGGTTGAGTTTAGTGCAGACTTCTATCGCTTCTTTGCATTAGATGCTAATAAAATCATCTTTAATATGGACTCAAAAGAAGATTTGAGTCAATGGTTCTTACAAATTCGAAATGAAGATTTGTATACCATGGATGATATCAGTAGTTCGGATTTCAACGATCATACAGAGATTATTTACCTCAGGAACAAGGATACAGACGAGATGATTCCTATTCAAGAAATTGGAAAACCCGATGATCCTCGTGAGCTATACCTATTCTCCGATGTCAGTAAACATCTAAAACCAATTGGTGCCGACTTCATTGGTATTAAATTAAGTGCATTGGATATTGAATCCCCAATCGCTATGATTAATATCGTTAATAATGAAGTAAGTAAACCATTGAAGAATATTATCCGTCTATTGGATAAGAAAGACCATTATAATTGTACAACCATTGATGAAATGGTTAATGCGTATAACAAATTGACGATCGACTCTGGTATGAGTGTAGATTCTGTACATACAGAAATGATTCTTAAGGGATTAATCCGTAGTACGGAAGATATTCTACAACCACCAGCATTTAACAATGAAGAGAAGATGAACGATTACCAAATCTTAACGGTAAGTAAAGCATTGGCATACAGTCCTTCTATCGCTTTATCATTATCGTTTGAAGAGTTAGGTCGTCAATTCGTTAAACCATCTACGTACAATAAGTATCGTAAATCTGATTATGATATCTTCTTCAAAGAAGAGATTAAAGATGAGGCTAAGAAGTATAATCGAGCTCAAAAACAATATAATGAAATTATGAAAGAGCTTAAATTACGCAAGTTAGCATCTAAAGAATTACCTTCTGATGAAGAGTAAATAATTAAAAGAGAATGGGCAACCATTCTCTTTTTTTACTGTTATACCTAACGATTGTAAGTATATATTATAAATATGAGGATATGTTAAGCCTCATGTTTATATCTTTTATTAAGGAGGAAAATACAATGGAAAAGTTATTAATCGGTAACATGACCAAACAAGAAGTGAAAGCGTTGACACGTTTAGTGGAACAACGAAACCCTGAACTAATGAAACTTGTCAATTGTACCCATACTACAAAGAATGGGCAATTAGCAACATTCAAACTCAGAGACGGCAGATTCAGATGCCGTCACTGTGGAGTCATATTGGACATCCGCATGTCCCAACAATGCGTGACTCCACGCAATGGGCGGATCGATGTTGCTGCTAGAATTCAACAATCGAAAGCAGAAATCATCAAAGTCCAAAAAGACACTGAACCAGGCTATGAGATTTGGGTAAAAATCCCAAAGAAAATGGCTGAATTATTGCGGTCCAAGTACAGTGATGAACAATTAATAGAACAAGTCGAAGCACTATTACAAGATGCTAGACGGATCAGTATCCCAAAATGGATGGATACAGTAGCGGGCAGACTGTATGGACTCGATCGTAATGTTCCATATGTGAATATGATGATTAAGATCCCATATGTATTTAAACGTAATCTTAGCTGTTCAGATACCCAATTAGCGAATTGGTGTTTGAGAGTGTTATGGTCTATGCTTAAAGATGAGCAAGCAGTAGTTAATGAGTTATACTTAAATAGTGAAAACTTTATGCAACTTGCAAAACAAAGTTATCACTATCGCTCAGTGAGTGTATACAAAGACATCACTCTCGAAGAATGGATGACTCATGCGGCTAAGACAGCAACATCACCAAAACGATTAGTAAAAGAAAGGGGATCTATATGATAGAAAGTAGAGAGCTTGATAAGAAGTTTCAAGAATTCCTAAATGTCTGTGATATGACTAAGAGAGATCCGATCATCGAATTGAATCGGGCGATCGAATATATCAATTCCAATAATAAGGAAATTGAATATATTGACGCCATCTCCATTAGCCAAATCACTCCAACATTGGCTAATTGGATTAATAACAATCAAAAGACTATATCGAATCGAATGATGGATATCGTTGATTTGTTGGAACGGACAAATTGCCGTATTGTGTCTCATATAGGTAGGAACGTATCTGCCTATGCTATGAAAGAGACGCAAGGTGATATTATTGGGATTATTAAGCTTCCTAAAATGTACCGTTCACAGATTATGTATCTAATGAACGAGTACAATCTCGATCCATTGATTTTCAGACTCATCGTCGTTGGTGAGTTTGAAGGTCTTGATATGTTAAAAGAGGTGCAAACCGAAGCATATAAATATATGGCTTCTGCGCGCCGAGATAAGGATGGTGATATTGTATATGACTATGTATAGAGATAGTGAAGTAAACAATATAGTTGATGCCATCCTTTGGGAATGTTATCAAAAAGGAATAGATCCAAGAGCTCTACTCCAAAAGGTATTGAATAATGTAAGAAAGGGGGAAGTGTAATGAGAATAGACTTCTGGCCGATCTTACAAGCATTCTTTGAACATGACTTAGCAATGGATGCGGTTAAGTTATTTTCAAAGTAAAAAAACGAAAGAAAAAGAGAAGCAAACGCTTCTCTTTTTTTTGACTATTTTTCATCAATGTCATCGACAGTTGGTGGAACATAGATTTTATTCGCTTTTTGAAGTTTCTTACTCATTTTTTTGTTAGATTCTTCGCGAATAGTAGCACTACTGGAAACAACCGTAGGTTCTTCACCAGTCACCATGGATTCATAGTTTGTATCATGAATCATTTCCACTTTTGTTGGAGGTAATGGTTGTGGTTTAGTGAAGTTGTCAGTTACTTCAGACATGTTTAATGGTTTATCAGTAACAAGACGAGTTGGGTTGTCTTTGGTAGTAGGTTCATAGGCTTGTTTCAAGCCTTGTTTTTTTGGGTCGTTTTCTTTATCATAGTTACAAAGATCAAGTTCCACTTTAGAACCATCACTTAATACTTCATAAATGCGTACGTTGTACATAAGCATTTGAGAAATATGTTCCAAGGTTTCCCAATATGGAATATCAATCGGACCTGCTACATTAAGAACAGGAATATCACCACGATAATCGATTATGATTTGTTTCTTTTCAGTGAATACGTTCATCAATAGTCCTCCTATATACTAGTATATTAGTAAAGTACAGTATCAGGAACTAAACGATCGATTTCATCGAAAATCAACGCTTCTTCAACGCTACCTACTGGTGCACAATCCCCACATTCAGAAGGGTCTGTTTCAGGGATGCTGTCAATAAGAGCTTCCAATGCTTTATCTTCTTCGGATGGTTCTTCATCTTCAGTTTCTTCTGTTTCAGCTTCTGTTACAGTATCTTCAGCTTCTGCATCTTCAGCATCAACTTCGTCAGCTTCACCTACATAATTTAAGATGGCATCTTCGTCCATGAAGAAAGATTCTTTAGCAGCTTCTTCGTCTTCTTTATCAGATTTTTTGCTATCTTTAGAATCATCAGTATCTTCTTCATCAGATTCTTTAGATTTTTTATCGGAATCTTTGGATTCGCCGTCTTCTTCAGGGTGACCAGTTTTGTCACGTTTTGTTTCTTTTGTATCTTCTTCTTCTGCTGCTTCCATAATAGCATCGCGTACATCAGAACCAAGAATTTGTTCTAACATCAAATCATGATATTGTTGTTCTGCACGTTCCGCTTCGAAAGTTGCATATAACGTTTTTAAAGCCATTGTAATTGACCTCCTAAAAATTAGTACTAATCATTTTTTTTAAGAAGATGATCGTCCATCGTCGTCGAGGACGCCTTACTATCATTAGTAAGTTGATTAATGAGTTGTCTAAGGCTATATAATACCAAAGGTATGAATACGAAGGTTTCCAAACTATATGGGAATCGTCGTCTATCGATATTATCTAACCATTTAGTTAGACTCAATACATTGTCAGTTGTGCAATACATAAATACAAAATGCTCCCAAGGACGGTCCTTAGGTGGTAACAGTGTACTATCATGGTATTCAATCGCATGTAAGAAGTCCTTACTGATATACTTATAATAGGAATCGTTGAATGGACCCAATGGATAGTCGAAGAATTGCATGTACTTGATTCTTCGATCACGATAGTAGTCAAAGATAGATACTTCAGCCATCATAAACGTAGGCTCTACGTTGAAATAGGCAAGTAGCTCTTCCCAATCATCGAAATCTTTATGAACGACCCTATCGTAGATCGTGTTCTCATATTCGAAGTTGTTCACTTGACGTTCTTCTTCATATACATAGACAGTATTATTCGTCTTCTTATCATAGAAGATTTGGTTTCTGTTTACAAAACGAGAAACGGTATAGTCATACATGATATTTTCAGAACTTACCATATAGAGTAACGCATTGTATTTTGCATTGAGATACTTTTGTAAGTACCCAGTCTTAAGATTTTCATAAATCTGACGAATGCGATTCATCAGTTGTAAATCTTCAGATTTGATTAAACAATTATCACCAGTACCAATATTCTCAAATACGCAGTTATATTCTTCCACCACTAATGTATCGAGCACATCAACATCGTGCTCGTCTACGGATTTAATAGTGAAAGATATATTATAATATCCATTACTTTTAATGGTGTCGTATTTTACATCAGTGACACGGAATAATGCCTTACGACCTAAATAGTCGATATAGAAATAATCATCAGGTAATGGATAAATCGTATTCGGTAGAATAACGGCATTGCCATCATAGGATGAGTTTAAACCTTCATCTTCCTCTTGTAAATCTAACTGTATCTGTTCGATACCATAGAGTGGGAAGTTGTAGATTTTATTATAACGGATTGGTGAACGACTATCAATCAATCCTTCTATATCTTTAAGACCTTTATCGGTAGTAGATCTACGTGTGTTCACATGATAGAATGTAGTGAACGTCGGTTTTTGCTCTAGGAACGTAGAATATTGTGACGTAATTCGACTCTCTGCGAGGTTGACATTCTGGTTGATAAACTCTGATTTATCAATAAATCTAGCCAATCGGTTTCACCTCTTTCTAGTAAGAGAATATTATAGATTTGTTTAAAGTACAGGTTTATATTCACCACATTCTATTATTGATTAATTATTGTCAATATTCGGTATGTGGTACGAGCATTCCTCCAATAATATAACTATAACATGAATTAGTCTATCAACAGAACATGCTTAACTTTTCTAGTTTTGTACACTAATACAAATCATTTCACATGATACGTTTTCACAATGTGAAGTACCACAGATCTGGGAGTCTTATCTCTCTTTTAGGACCTTAGGTTAAAATACTATACATACATCTACAACGACACACATCACAATCCCAGATCGATTTACTCGGTAAATCAAAAAAAATAATTAATCAGTATAAAATAATCGGATACGCATTTGCGTATCCGATTTTGTTGTTTCCATATACTTTAGTGAGACACCGATGGAGGGAGTGAATTGTGTCTTTAATGAACCGGTCAGGGAAACCGGTTGGGTGTGTTATGAGTCTATCATTGGGGTTTCATTGCATCTCCCATCCGATAAGCATTGGATGAATTTTTGTATTGTTTATGGGAGAGTATAGTATCGGATGGTGCAAGGAAGATAAGGGGTAAACCTTGCAATGATACAATGAAATGATAGACTGTGAGAGAGTTAGTGATTTAATACTCTAGCCGTTAACTGCAGGGAATCAGTTATGGCATAGAGAAGTTACTCCATCAGTGTCTCACTAAAGTATATGGAATGGATGCTGTCTAATTTTTAGTTGGTTAATTATTTTTTGGTTGTTAGTAATGTAATATCTTGGTTAGATATTATAGGAGAGAAGTTCAGACAGCATCCATCCTGTAAATTAAGATATATCTCTTAATTTACCTGTCAATAATATATATTTATTTTATGAGTTAATACGTTTGAGTATGGCTGTTTGTAAGTTACTCAATACGGTATCACAATAATCTTCCCCAATCAGTATACATTCCATATGCTTTTGGTCTTTGGGTGTCATACTATCAAAGTAATCAGATGCTTCTTGTTTAGCTTCACGGATACATTCCATAATCACTTTTTTTAATTCTTCATTAGTCATACGTCATCATCTCCTAGTTAGTTTAATCTCCTGTGCACATATCTTATCTCGTGGTACACCAAAATCTTTTTCTCCTGGATAGGTATTATATAAGATATTGATGTCTTTATACCAGTCTTTAAGATAGAGTAACTCATTATAAAAATCAGGTTGTTTATCTAAATCGGAATATATATTAATATGAAGATTCTTAATGAATCCTTTCCGTAGAAAGTATTCTAAGACTCTTGTGTATCCAGAACCACATATAGCAGCATAGATATGACTACCTTCTCGTTTTTCACCCATATTGAACGCTACCGACAGTATGTCGAATATCCCTTCAGACAGATGCAATGTTACGTCATTATCCATAATATTCATTTGTGAGGGTATCGTATAGAACTTCTCAGCACCTATAATATAATCATAAACACGATAATTGATATATCGATATTTACTATTGGGGTTAATAGAACGAAAGATAATGTAGTTTTTAGAACTCGATAAAAACCCAACATAATCTCGTTCCATTTGGTCAATCGCCCATGCATATTTCTTACTAACCTTAGCATGATTCAACTGTAAGAAATCTTTAATGGACGTTATGACTCGTAGAGCTTCTAACTGCTCATAGTTAAAATTGATTCCTAATCGATTACGAAGATATTCCACTTTGTTATGGTGTTCTTCTCGTATCTTAGGAATCTCTACATTTTGTACTTGACCATTCTTACTTCGTTTCGTTAACGCACTTCTTCGACTATTCGCACGATTAAATTGTTCTAACTGAATCGTGCTATCTATATCGCCAATATCTTTATCCAGTAAGAATTGTCTATCGACTAATCCAGCTTCTTCACAGATCCAGCAATGATACACTAAGGGTTCATCATTTCGTACCCATATGGAACAATGAGCACCATCATGATGCTTTTTAGAGTCACCACAAATAGGACAACGAACGACTAGATGTTCTTTGTCTTCCCATTTAGCATATGGGGTTTCTTCAAGAAGTCGGATTACATTTTGAATTGATGAAGTTTCCATTATTTTACCATAGTTTCTCCTGCATTGCATTCATCACAATCGAGTGAAACTCTTTCTTTACAGAATCGGGTTCACCTCGTAGTATGTCCATCACACCACGGTAATTACCTTTTTGTAATTTCTTTAATATAAGATAATCACGTAATGTAATTTGCATCATTCGATGATGTCGAAGGTTACCTTCACAGGTAATGTATTCAGCAAAGAATTGGAAATCACCTGGTTCAAGATGTATCACATCAGCTCCATGATATAATTGTTTCATATATCGATGTAAACGACCTAAGCTCTTTTTCTTATAGTGTGTATAGCGTTCCTTTTGGTCTAATAGTCTACCCCATGCAATCAAATCTCTGCGATTTGCTTTTCGTAGCACAAGGTTTAGTTGTTTAAAGTACCTTGTTGTATCCATAGTATTATCCTCCTCAATAAAAAAGTTTAGGGAATAGCGATGTGCTATTCCCTAATATAATATATACTTAGATTTGATTTACAAAATCCAAGAATTCTTGTGAAAGAATATCAAGATCCATTTCAATTGGTTCACCTGTTAGTTCAGGATTGTCATAATCCACATAGGTGAATTCGGTATTGATTAGAGTGGATAAGATATTGATAATCAAATCACCTTTGCCCACATCATTAATCGTCTTAAACTTTTCATTCCGAATGTTTTGGTATACAGAAGAGGTTTCCACTTTCTCAATGAATTTAGAGTTGTGGATTGTACGACTATTGATTTTACCATTGATATTAGCGGTAATGATTTGATTCAAGTATTGGTAACCACTGAATTCCATCTTACGTTTCATCAAAATCATCAATTTGATATATTGCTTCAAGGTAATATGATTCAAATCATTATATCCACCAAAGTATTTACTATAGTAATAGAAGATTAAGTTCTTACTGATACGATTTACTTTGAATTGTTCCGTATAGAACTTGATTTCATCTTTACTAATCTTGATACGATTTTCACGTTTGATACGCTTGATTGTGCTATCAATGTTAACCTTTGATAAGAGAATAATATTCTCATCAATCTTAACCGCACTCATTTCAAGCTTATCTAAATACGATAATCCTTCAGAGTCTTTCTCCTGATTAATTTCCTTATAGTTCATATTGAAGTTCTTATGGGAAGAATACTTCAATTGTGTCTTAATGATAACACTGTTAAAGGAAATGATGGATTTATCAAATTGATACTTGAATACATTATCCACGATGATATTCTTATCCAAGTATTCTTCAGATCGAGAGATAACATCCACAGACTGTGCTTCATACTTATCCCAAATGATCTTGTTTTTCTTGTACGATAACTGTACAGATACATTGATAGAATTGAACAATTTTTGATATAAGTTAACATGTTCATTCTCTTCCACAATGTCAAAAATTGGTCGATAATATTCGATCAAATGCGCATTTTCAGATTTAGACTTCATTGTGGAAATGTAATGCATTACCATTGGAATGAAGATTCTAATGAAAATAGAAATTAACATCAATAACTTCGCATGATGATTGGTAAACTCAAGAGATTCATAATAGGAAATCCCTTCCTTTTTCTTCTGAGTTAAATCAACACGATAGTTATCGTTAACCATGTTCATCACTTTCTGATACATGGTAGGTGTTACGATATATTCATATAGTAACTTGATGAAATCTTTTCGACCCATCTTGATTTTACGAGATTCAAGTAAGTACTTAAGACCTAAATAGTTACTCAATAACTCATTATCTGGATCATAGAATTTGATGAAGTAATTCATATACTTCGTGATTTCACCGAACTGCTTTACATAGGCATCCTTATAGACTACGTAGAAATCATTCAATCTACGCACTTGACTAGGGATGTTAAAAATGACATCGAATGGTACAATGACCTGTTTCGCTGTATAGGTAATGACTTCATCACCAGGACCATATACCCATTCATCAACAGGTATCACGCCTTCTGGAACAGGATCAAGAATGATATCATTCGTTTTTACATCTTCATTCATCTTATCTTCTCCATCTCATCATGAAATAAAAAAACACCAACGCTCGGTATCCAAATGATAATATATGCTTATCTTTTCTTTCGAATTGTTTTTACACTTCGCGTTGTTTTAACCGATTTGGTTGTCTTTACCGCTTTTGTCAGGCTTGTCGCTTTCACTGGTTTGGTTGTTTTAACCGTGGTTGAATTGGTGTCATTATGAAAGCGATGACGTTTGAATTTATCTACATTAAGAGTTAATCGATTTTTGATATTCGATAATGATAGTCGACTGACTTTGTTATAGATACGAAGAACTTCATAATAGTCCTTTGTATTCTTAACCAACTCTTCAAACTTACCAAAATTTCGATTATGTAAATTACGAATAAAACTAGGTCGATTCATAAGATACATGACCGCAAAATAAATGGTATAATCAAACCCAACTAATTCCTTTGGATTCTGTTTAGTTGGTTTTACTTTAAGAATTTTATCATCAAACTTGTCTTGTAGACCATCAATCAATAACCCTGTGCGATAATAGACATAGGCATAGCGATACGCAAAGGATGGGGCATTAGAAAACACCCGCACAGTCCAATTTTGTAAACTGTTTTGCTTAGCAATATCATCAGTTGGTGCAAAGAATTCAAATATAACATCATAGGCGAGGTCAATCCCTCTGTCTAGTGATTTACCGGATGGAATTTTCACATGGATGAAATATGATGAATGGGACTTATAGTACTTTACATCTAAAGTAGGAAATCGTTTAATAAACTTCGTATACCGTTCCTTATAACTACCTTCTATACTAGCATACCCATAAATGGTTTGCTGTGTTCTAGCTCGTTTTTCGGTTAAGAAGTCTTTTAGTGTTGGATAAAATCGATCCATATGCACTATCTCCATTAATCAAATAGAAAAGTAGATAGAAGGAAAAAATAATTCCTTCTATCTACTTGTGCTTGATAGCTTAATTTTTTATATCGGCTGCTAGATACTGGTTAGATGAAATAATTACCCCGATGATAGCAATCGCACTGCGTAAGATTTCAATATCTGTACGGCAGGAGTTAATGATATCAGTGGAGAAAGATTCAGATACCAAATCATAACAACGATTATCCATCGCTGAATTTTCTACAATATAGGCAACACTTTCACGTGTTACTTTAGGATCCTTATTCTTATGGATCGTTTGTACTACATCTAAGAATGATTCATAGGCAATATCCGCAATGGTTTTGATGATAGGATCTTGTTCAGATAAGCGAGTATTTAATTCAGGCATACACGCTTGAATAATCGCTGTATTGCAACCTGGATTGATACCATACCGAAGGGCAGAATCACATGCTTTGATAGCATCATCTAAGGCATCATCGTTCATTTTCTTTTCCAGTTCACTATTACCACCCACACGAATCGTTGCGGATTTTAGTGCTAAACGAGATAAGCGTTCTTTAGCCGCAATGAAATCTTTAGAGATGTAGCGTAAGTTTTCTACTTCCGCTAATTCTTTTTCCATATCACCACGAGCAATATCAGTGCGAAGTTTGATCATGTTAGTATCTTGATTAGTCAACCCAGTGAATTCAATCGTTTTATTTGTCATGAGTACTTGTTCTGATGTACCAAAGCGTTTAGCTACTTCTTCTAGCAACTCATTGACTTTTTCTTCTGGGTTTTCTGGTACTGGTCGATTATTCCAGAATTGTTCGAATGGTTCTGGTTGCATAGTTTCTTTAGCTTGTTCATATTCATTCCATTGTACTTGTTGAGCATTCAATGTATTCAATGTTTCTAATAAATGATCAGCATCCATAGGATTAATAATCGTATTCCCTAAGAAGGCAGATGCATCATCATAAATATCACGTTGAATGGCTTTAAAGAATGGTGCTTTACCAAAGATCATTGGGAATGGAATCGCACCCGCTTGTTGTTGCTGTTGTTGATACCAAGCACGGAAACGATTGATATCATTCTTCACTCGATCTAAGAATTGGTCATCATAATACGGAGCTATCACTAATAATTGCTTTTGACCTGTTGCGTCAGACTTAGCTATAGCTGCATTCATGATCTTAATTAAATCCCAATGCTTATTTTCAAGGGTGAAGTTGAATAGTACTACAGACGGTTGTTTTAACTCCACTTTAGTACCATTATCGGTATTACAATAGATGCGATCTAAATAGGATGCATCGATATAGAACATATCATCTTTAATTTCATACGATGGTTCGTTTGTATCAGACATTGCTTTGCTGATGGTTACATCACGACCACATTGTTCATAGATGTCATGAATGATGTTTGTATAGGTTTTATCATCATTCGTAGCAACCTTAGCGATATTCGTTACAATATCCAAGAAATTCTCATCTGTTAATTGCTGAGCATTGGCTTGTATATATTGTGTTGCCACATCAACGAATTGGTTAACATATTGCTTTAAGTCACGAGGACGTAATGCTTTCAATTCATCGGATTGAGATAAACGATGTAAAAAGTTATATGCTGCGATGATGGACGATGTAGAACCATCACCAACCTTCATAACCATTTGATGGGAGATAGTTAAGATGGTATTCAAGATCGTATTATCTGTACGGTTATTGAAGTGGATATTCTTCAATACCGTGAAACCATCTTTAGTCAAATGGTAGGTACCCATGGACTCAATGAGTGTGCTGGCACCATAGGGTCCTAATGTACTTTTTAAGGCAGAAGCCACCATCTCGAAGATTTCTTGCATACGAGTTTTGAATTCGGCTTCTGTAATCACATTCCAAGGATGTTTAGTTTTGTTATCCGGAATCAATTGTGGAAACGTAGGTCTAGGTACACTAGACGTTTGTTCCATTGTATCAAACGAACTACTTGTATCTTTTACTACTTTAACGGCGATTTGATTATCCTCCGCCTGATTATAGATTTCACTCACAGTGGTATCTCCTTTATCCATTAAATAGGTATGATTCATTAATAATGAGTATAGGGAAAGTTGATACATTGACGTTATCCGCTAAGTCATGTTTCAGTATAAAATCCCGTTGATAATTATAACCATATGCTCCGACACCAAATACCATTTTAGGATATTTGCCTGTACTGATGAGCTCCGCAACTCGATCAGCATCTGTGTCGTATACTAAATTGACAGATCCAATTCTGTCTAATACCCGTTCCAAGCTAGCACCTGTCACGTATTTGATTTTACCTAAACCATGCCTTACTTTGAGATCAAACAATTGACGCTTATCATAGGTGGGATTCCACACATAGATATCGTTAATTGCTTTTGAAAACTTGTAATTCTCCAGTACTTTATCAAATTTAAGTGTTCGATCATCATCTATATATAGTTTCTTAGATTTATCGTATAGAAACTGATAGTTCTTGTCATAATCGAACTCTTTAATCGCTAACCACTCGAGAACATTCTTTACTGGACGATGTAACCAATGGAGCATCAATGCTTCATCCGTTAAGGTATCCAATAGCTTAAAATCAATTAAGTCTTTAAATTTATCACGAAATCGTGTCTTCACTAGATCTAGGATATAAAAATCCGCAGTCTTAATGATGTCACGATACGTTACCAAGATAGTCAGACTCTTGAGTTTATCATCTTCACTCATAGAACCTCCAAAAAAAA